GCACGCAATTAATTGTTTGACTACGTTGTCGTAATCTATCTTGCTGATCGGGCGGGACAATTTCGGGTTTGTGCCAAAACGTATCTCTAATTCGTGCGATTTTCGGTCTAACACAGCGTGTGGATTATTTTCTAAATAATAACGGACTATGTTCTCAAATTCGTCTTTCTTATTTGCGATATCCTTTGCTGTGCGGGTGCCACCTCTACCGACTTGTTGCAATGTATCGACGGGCATCATTTTTTCCATAATATATTATCTTATATAGTAAAATCATATATTATTTTAAATCAATTCAATTTTGTAGTTTAACGGACATCATTGCCATTGTAGCATTTCTGATACCTCCTTGTATAAATCCGCCTTCTTGTATTTTATATTACAATCGTAAAAATTCAAACGCTGTGCGAGCACGATCAGTTCTTCCAATTTGTAATGCGATATTGCTTTCAATGGTCTCACTGAACTGTCTAAACAAATCATTGTTGTCTCAATCTCCGTCTTCCGTTCAATGCTTAATGGCTCAATATCTACACTGAATATTCCATTTTCACCTTTGTAAATTAAATAGGTCGGATAATCGCCGTCTTCCAAGGATAATAGTTTCAATAGACCCTTTTTGTTTGCGTCCGCGAAATATAAATTGAATTTGTAATATATGCACATTGCCAATGCTGCATTTAAGTTAGTAGTTGGCTGGACAGTCAATAGAGACGACAGTGTCATTTGGGCGGCGATTTTTGTCATTTTCACGTTGGTTTCTTGGAACTTTCCCATATTTCCTTGCATATATTGCATGACTTCTTTGTTTATTTCTAATTTTTTGACACCATAGTTTCTGGCGATTTGTATATAATCGCTATATCCGTGTGCCAATATATAGATGCACCAAAAGAGCGAATCGGGGTGATTTGGAGTTATTGTCTCTTGTAGCGGTGCTGGTGGGGGCGTGGGCACTTGTGCTGAATGTGGTGCAGCGGGTTGTGGTTGGATAAGCTGCTCGGTTACTGGCGCGATTGGCAGGGCAACCTTAACGGGCAGGCATTTGTTGTACATATATGGAGAGAGTTTCTCTAATATTTGTGACAATCCGGGTGTCGGGTTGTCATAAAAAAATATTGGGTTGCAGGTGGATGTCATTTTATCTTGTGAACGTACTATGATGTATTGGCTGATTGTCTTTATCTTCTTTTTCAACAAAGAATGATGACTTGAACTCGTTCTTCTGGTATTCAACGGTCGCAAACGTCTCCGTCTGGTCGTCTACATATTCAATATATTTACTCAATTCTTCCAGCAAATCATCTGGCAAAAAAGACATATTTACATATACTCCGCTTTTGTTCTCGTTTAGCTTACACAATCGCTTTGATAATATCTTTAATATTTCTATTTGGTGAAACTTGTTCATACTTTCTATCTTGGTTTTCAATGTCTCCAATTTGTCCAAATTAGATGTCTGCATACGAACTATTATTTATGTAAAGCCAGACATTTCTATATTGTTTGTTAGATCTTTTATAGTATTACGATGTCGATTGATTACACTTTGACATTTACATCATTTTTGTCATCTGTTGAAATATTTTTTTGATTTGACTCGGTTTTTGTAATTGCATATTGACCACACGAACCACAATGGTCTTCGTTAGATAATCACTAAACAGGCTTCTTGAAATAACCCTACTAATATTGTTGCCTTTTTTAAAATGATTTATCATTTTACACCCGTGAATATTTAATTTGGAGCAAACTATTTAAGTCGTTTCATAAAAATAATCAAAGAGCGGTATACTATTATGCAAATTTAAGTGATTTGCATAATACGATTAGTGCGAATTCATAGCGCGGTCAATGCATTCTTGTCCACTTGCACCTCTTTAATAACATTCTTAATGATTTTCTCTTCAAATTTCAAGTCTTCTTCTTTGCCATAGCCTCCCAATGCGGACTTGTGGAACTTGAAATAATCCTCGCATACATCGGTTCCAATCTGTTCCACCGCGGGTTTGTTGTCGTTGTACCATCTCCATAGTTCCTTCATATTCTTCTTGGCGACGCGCCGGACGGCTTTTCTCATCTGCGTCTTGTCCGAGTCGTCTTTTTCCCATTTATCCGCATTCTTAATATAGATTGTTTCCCGTTTCAGGTCAGTGCAATGCAAAGGTCGGGTATGCATCTCCATATCTCGGAAGCGATGAGCCATCACAGTAGAGATGCCTTCCACGAAACCAACCTGTCCAGTATGTAGGAAGTCTTCGCGAGTAACTTCAATAGAGTTGATAAAGTCGTCCATAGTAATTGCATCTTTGCATGTTTCATTAAGAAACACATTGAGATTGAATTTGTTGTTGCAATTGGTGTTATTGTTATTGATTGTATTATGTCCAGAATTTTTGGCAAGTTCCATCATCTGTTTATTTTGTTCAATAATCAACTCTTTGAACTCTTGGTTCTGTTTCAATAGCTCCAAAACGATGGATGCATCCATTGTGGGGGGTGGGGCAATTTGTTCTGGTACATTTACTGGCATATGGTCATCTAATACTTCTAGTGGTGGGTTACAACTAAACAAACAACTATGTTTGTGACGAGACAGCCCAGACAAATGTTTATATGCTTTACCACACTTGCATTGTAAATTTGGGGTTACCATACAGTTACCATTAGTTATCATTTGATGTTTAGCAGTCATTAAATGGCGATTATAGTCCTTCTTATTGCTGCTACAATAGTCACAACCTTCACATACATATTTAGGATGGGGTTTTTTTGGGCTATCATTTACCATTTCGCCCATTTCTATATGATAAGAAAAAAACCTCTAAATCCTTTTGCCCATAAAACACTTAAAACATATGCAGTCACATTTTCAATCAAAAATTTCGCATTTAAAGCATTATGCTCACAATGCGTTTTTCAAAGGGCCATTTGCACAAACTCCCTCGACCCTTTTGAAAAATGGACATTTATAAATGTCCTTTTTTACAGAGCGATGCCATTTCTTTTCTGGACTTTTATAGAGAGTGAATAGAGTAGTATAGTAAAAGGATCCCTTAATGTGGGACTCCCTAAATGGAACACCATATAGACCTACACAATAATCCTTTAAAAAATTGAATAAACAATAGAATATAATATGATAATAAATACTACAATGTCAGCATCAAATACATTATCTTGCGCGTCGACGCCACCCACAACGGTAGACCCCACATTCGCAGATATAGATGTGCGAAATATGGAGGGATTGGCATATTTATCAACCATACCAAACAATTCCATTGATTTGGTATTGACCGATCCACCCTATATCATATCGAGGGAAAGTGGAATGAACACGCATTACAATAACGTAAAGCACAACGAAGACAATCATATAAATACCGTAAAAACCCTAGCCGAATGGGAGGAATATAAAAAAGCAAACGCAATCGTGGATGATGAGAACCGCGATAAATATTTGAAGTATGGATCGGTCTACGGAAAGAAATACTGCGTGAAAACCGATTACGGAGAATGGGATAGTGAATTTACGATGGAAATGCTGGAACAGTTTGTTTCAGAATACTATAAAAAACTAAGAAAGGGCGGAACAATGATCATCTTCTTTGACCTCTGGAAGATTACACCATTAAAAGAGTTAATGGAGAAACATAAGTTTAAACAGATCAGAATGATAGAATGGATTAAAACCAACCCACAACCGCTAAATTCCAGTGTAAATTACCTAACAAACTGTCGCGAAATTGCACTGATCGGCGTGAAAGGCGGCAGTCCAACGTTTAATAGCAAATACGACAATGGCATTTATATGTACCCGTTACAGGGCGGTAAAAATAGGTTTCACCCAACTCAAAAAAGTCTCCCATTATTTGAGGCTCTCATAACAAAGCATTCAAAAGAAAATGATATTGTTTTGGATACATTTCTCGGCGCAGGAACAACTGCGATTGCGTGTAAGAATACAAAACGCAAATTCAGAGGATGCGAGATATCCCAAGATTATTATGACAGGACTAATCAAATACTTGCAGAGAAGACCGCTTGATTTTATGGCGTAGTTCCGCAAGAATCGGACGCGTGCAGGTCATATACAAGAATATTTTTCGGTTGAATTCAACTGGGTCGTACCAATACGTCTCTTTTTTTGTATTGACGTCTTTCAGATCAAAATGTTTTTTTTCCCACGGAAATTCAAAAGGGTACATTCTATATGGCGCCAGGTTCTTGGCAGAATATAGTTTGCCATTGGCGGTTTCCTCCTTAAATATCTGGCGTTTTTGTAAGTTGCAATGATTGCATAATGATTGAAAGTCATCGATAACTTGCGTTTTAACATCTAATACGCTTTCGTCGTTGTAAATATCGTTTTTATGATCGCAAATTAGGTCACTTTTAGACCCACAAGACACACATGGATGTTTTTTTATTTCTCGGTCAATTTCTTTTTTGATAGGGCGTTTTACTACATTTGTGCGGATTGAATGAACGAAGACCCCAATAATGCCTTTGCCAGTTGAGTTTAACGTCTGAAATGCGGTCAATGCCTCTTCTGGAACAGCATCGGTATCGTTTTCCGAATAAGTCTTATAGCGGTTGGCAAAGATAACTGAATAGTTGAATTTTTTGCCACACCATCTATCTCCAATGCCATTGTCGCCCCAATCCAGGCGTTTGTGTTGTCGCAACCCGTCTCGCGGAATAATGCAACTGTAATTTTGTGACAATTGTACAACTAATGTATATACATCGGGTTCTTTGCCAGATTGTTCGGTCAACGTATTTTGCGATTCCATTGTTTGATATGCGATATATTCATAACGTAAAAAATTATTCAATTTTATACGTTATTTTGCAGTAATCCATTTATTCCTCGTGTTGGTTATGCAGTTGGGCAATTACACAAATATATGGGTCGTTTAATTCAAATCTAACGCCAACAACCTTAACGGTAATCTTACTATTTTCTTTGATATCGGCAAACTTTTTATTGGTGAAATGGTGGTCTCGTGCAATGAACGCGACGACGGGAATAACGCCAGTTTCGTCATTTACTTCTGCGTGCACGCCCGCCTTTGTAATGGTCTTTACATCACATTCAACAAGCATTCCTTCCACAGGGTGACAAACCATACATTCGAATACGGTTTGGAATTCGATTTTATCACAATTGACAGTTCCGCTAGAATATTTGAGAACCTTTACCGACTTCGGTTTAATGAAACCTTCGGGGATGCAACGCCCTTCGCAGTTCTTTGATATCCAGCGTTCTAAATTGTTTTTGACATTCTGTCCGACCTC